TATCTCCAGATGCACTAGGTGGACGATAAGTAGCATCGTTAACTGGGTTTGTACTATCAGCAGGACCTATTAGAACGTTACCACTACCAGTAGCAGCATAACCTGAATAATATCCAAGACAGACATTAGCATCACCAACAGTGCTTGACTCTAATGTATTAGCTCCCAGTGTAGTATTTTTCTTTCCAGAAAGGTTACCAAGCATTGAAGAGCGACCTACTGCAGTATTATTATCTCCAGTTCCAGTAGATCTTAGAGCTTGATATCCATATGCAGTATTTCCAGCACCCGTATTTGCAGTCAGTAAAGCTTCATATCCAGTTCCTGTATTTTGAGATCCAGAACTGATAGCAAGCAATACTTGTTTACCCAAAGCTGTGTTTGAAGCAACTGAACCTCCTCCTCTACCAACAGTCATTGGATCAGCAGATCCACCTCTAATTAAGACGTCAGAGTTAGCAAAATCAACTCTTGCATTACATTGAAATAATTCATTTTCATCAGTACCAAGTGTTAAATCTTTTGATATTACTACATCACCATTAAAAGTTACAGTTCCTGATTGAGAACCAACATCAATTACAGTTGCAGCTCCACCAAACTGAATTGATTGAGCACCAGAGTTAAGTAAAGCAAAACCTGTAGATGTGGTTACTAAACTAGTTAAAATAACTGGACTTGTTTGGAATACAAGATCATCAGTACCAGTTGTACCACTAATTAAAGTACGAAGTTGAGTAGAGGTTGTAGAAGAGAATGAAGCAAGAGTATCAGATTTATATGCTACATTACCACCGACTCTGAAATTTACACTTACATTTCCAGTAGCGTTATCAGATGTAAATGTTAGATCATTATTAATGTCAACTGTTTTACCAGATTGAATATCAAGAGAAGCAGAAGCGGTAGAAGCAATTCCTAATCCGTTGATGCTAGTTGCTACTGCAGCACCAAGAGTTGGTGTTGTAAATGTTGGATTGGTTAATGTTTTATTAGTAAGAACTTGAGTTTCATTTTCTGTTACAAATCTATTCTCAACAGATCCATCATAGGATCTCCAATATCCACCACTCTCATCCCACTGTAATTGTTGATATAATGTGACTACACCATTAGCATCTGTAGTTCTATTGATTTGAATACCACCATCTGCACCAGTGATAGAAGTTCCTTTTCTTAATTCAATAATATTATCTTCTACTTGAAGAACACTAGTATTAAAAATAGTTTGAGTTCCACTGACAACTAAATCTCCACCTATAGTTACTGTAGTTCCATCATCAGTAATAATACTATCTGACAACTGATTATTACCAGCATCCCACTTCATTACTGTGGTTCCAGATAAATTATTATAATTTTTTAGTGAGAAACTTGTTCCTGTTAAAAGTAAACCACCAGTTGACAAAGCAGATAAACCAGCACCTGTGTCAGTGTTTACAGATTCAATCTCAATTTCAATTTGACCACTATTATTTGTAGTCTGTCTAATAGTCGTTGCGCCAGATTGTTTAAAGATAAAATCTCCTGCTGCTGGTGCAACAGGACTTCCGTTGTTATCACTACCAAGTTTAGTAACAGTATTAGTATCTGTGCTATCAATTAGAATTGTATTTCCAGACTGAGATACTACTGTATTTCCACCTTGAGCAGTTCCACCCTCAATAGAAATTTGTGTTGATGAAGTTCCACTTGTAGCTGGTGTATATGTACCAGTAGATCCTCCACGAAGTTGAGTTACAGTATCAGTAGATGTGTACGTGATAGTAGGATCTCCATTACCATCAACACTTTGTGCTACTGTAGTTCCTGTTCCATCTAAAAATGTAAACAATCCTTGTTGTGTATCAAGAGGACCATATGTTCCAGCAGATCCTGCTCTAATTTTAGTTCTAGTATCATTATCAAGAGCATCAATATTTACAGTGCTTCCAGTCATAGAAACTGTAGCAGATCCAGATGAGGTAAAACTAATTGCTCCAGACTGTGGAGATCCACCAGGCGCAGTAACAGTAGTGATGGTGTTGTTATCTACTACATGTCCACTTAGAGTAAGAGCATCTCCAGATCTATCTATGAATAGAGATAATGCATTTGATCCACTAGGAACAGAAGATGGTGAACCGACTCCAAGTGTTACATCATCATCAACACCAGCACCAGAATTACCACCAGAAGTTAGTCTAATTAATTTTTCAGAAACATTACCTCCATCTTGTGCAGAAATAGCATAAGTTGTATTATTATCATCTGTTGTTACGCTTCCACCTAATGAAATAGTAGTTCCGTTTATAGTAATTCCAGAGTTTACAAGAGAAGCGTTGGCAATATTTGTAATATTATTAGTTGATCCAGAAATAACACAAGTTTCAAATGTTTTATTAGTCAGTGTCTGAGTTAGTGTTAGATATACATCACCAGGATCTCCCCAAAAAACTGTATTTCCATTACTACTTAAATATTTACCCGCGCCAGTACTCCCACTAACAATTATACCATTGCCAGTAAGATCTAAATTGTCACCCGATACCAGTTCTTCTATCTTCTTGGATACAGAGTTAACTATTAACGGAAAACGATCAGCCATTTAACTTATCAATGAATACTAGTGCTCTTGTTTATTTATGCCCTAAAATACAACGATGACGTTACTCATTGAACTATGGAACTGACAGATATAATAATATGTTGTTCCCAAGGGATTACCAGGAAGACCACTCGTGTCCCAAGTCAGATTAGATGACTGCTGACCATTATTTGTAATTGTTCCTACAGTAACTCCATTAGATGTTCCTGTGGTCTGTGTAGTTTTAATCCAGAACGGATGAGATCCAGAAATATTAAATGTAAATACTAGAGTGTCACCAACATTTATATAGATTGGTGGATCTTGCGCATCAACATGATCAGCTGATCTATCAGAACCATTAAACACATAATGTGATCCTCCAATATTTGTAACATTAATTGTAAATGTCTTAGGCATCGCTGCAGGAGCTGCTCTATTAAATGTAGCAACTCTAGGATATCTTAAGGCACTTTTATCAGATCTAGCACCAACTTGTTTAGATATCATTCCAGTCACACCCTCTCTAGGATTTTTAGCAATCAAATACTTGTCAGGACTACCCTGTTGACAAGAGGAATCATCAAACTGTCCACCAGATGCATTCCAACTCATGTCATTGTAAATACTAGTGCTATCCAAATATCCTTTAGCATCATATTGATTAAATCTTTCCTTACCAGTAGCTAAACATGCTAGTACACCTGCTACTTGTGGTGATGCCATACTAGTTCCTGAGATAGGATAGACATAGTTTGGTACACCATACTTACCATCAAGCAATCCTGAACTATTATATGCAGAAAGAATATTATTACCAGGTGCAAATATATCAATCAAAGGTCCAAAGTTAGAGTAAGTAGATCTTCTAAAATCATGTCTATTGCCTAGAGCTCCAACGCATATGGTATTGAGTGAATTACCTGGTGATGCTCCTCTATTATAAAAGTATGTTCCACCATTTATAAAACTTACTGTATTGGAGTAATCAGGATCTCCATCTGGTACACAATGAAAATTATTATTACCAGCTGCTGCGACAACAACTACACCCTCACTGATAGCATCCTCCACATCAGCATTGATTGCTGCATAGTCAGAATTTATTTTCATTTTATTAGAAGCAAAACCAAAGTCAGTTTCTAGTCCTGCTAATGTCCAACCAGATGGATTAGGATTGCTACTATTATAAGTTGTTCCTCTATAATTTACTGAGACAAAATCTGAAATATCAAAACTTGCTTTCTCTAATATATCAGAAAAATCATAACGATAACTCCAACTATGATTTGTGATGGTTGGGTTTTTAATCCCTGTATCAGGATTGACTGCCTTGCTTCTATGGAAAGCTCTTAAGTAATCAAAGATTAATAAACCTGGTACAGGTGTTCCTGTGTTTGAAGTATTACTAAGAACTTGCAAACTGTAAATGTTTGCATTCCTTGCCCATCCATAAAATTGTCCTGCTACTGTTCCAGCAACGTGTGTACCATGACTCTCTGTATTACTGGCGTTAGGAAAATAATTTGTATAAGATCCTGTCGGTAAAGTCTGACCATCATCGTCAATAGTTCCTACAAGAGTATTCAATTGACTATACCAATCATACTGTACGAATCCTGTTTGACCTGTACTAAAACGAGTCCAATCACTACAATCATACGATACTGGATCATCACAGATAACTACATCAACATGTTGACCATCATTAAACATAGTTACACTTTCAACTACTTGTTCATAAGTTCCACCACTATTAATTAAACCAAATTGATTCTTTCCTCTCTGTGCAGAAGTACCAGCACAATGAAGTATACCCCAGTTTGTATCATTGTAAGGATCAATAGTTGTAGCTCCTTGAGTATCTCCTTTCCAAAAATTTGTTGTATTGATGTTGTACTCATTATAATTAACTACATCCCTACCCATTACCATACCAAGTTCTTCTGGTGGTAATTGCACATCCCAAACTCTAGGATCTTGACGTAATTTTTTTGCCTGTTCCTCCGTCATCTTGTAATGAGTGTTCCTACTCATAGGACGCTTCATCACTAAATGATGACCACTCATCTCATTGTAAAACTGCTCTAAATCTTCATGTTTATAGAGCGTTACGATGTAGACTTTCTCTTCCATATCAAGCCTCTATTTGAACATAGGTAAGAGTTACGGTAATGTTTGTTGTGGATCCACTTTTGTTTACAACCTTGGCATATGTTGTTGCTGTAGGAGAAGAATTAAAACAGATAGTTGCAGGTGTAATTAATTGTGTCACTGCTCCTGTGGTAATGACTTCTGATAAAACTCCAGAACCAGGAGTAGGATCAGTAGTTTCAAGTCTACCAGAATCAGCAGTTCTACTAGTTGTATCACTGTATAATGTCACCCATGCAGCATGTGATGTCTGAATACTATACAAAGCAAATCCTTTAGCAGTTGAAATAGACACGTTTGCTGCAGCATTATTAGCAATAGTTTGTGTTACTTGTGCTGTTTTTCTTGGTTGCAATCCAGTAGTTGCAACATCACCCCATCCAATATTACCAGCTCCATCTCCAATTAATGCTTGTCCAATGCTTCCATTAGTTGTTGGATAAGTTAATCCACCAGCAGTAAGAGCTCCTGTAATAGT